ACGCAGTGCTTCAGGTTTTTCACGGAACCCACCCCCGCTCGAGTCGAACAAATTCCACTGGCATCCCAACGCCAAGGGTTTATCCTTTCGAACATTGACCGTTCGAAGCTCGGCGTCCGGTGCGACCATGACGATGTGGTCTCGAGTGAATCGAATCAACTCCTTTTCATCGCGTGAATGAAGGGCTTGTTGATAGGTGAGTCGACGCAGTCCAGACTCAGTCCACGACAGATTGACCAACTCGTCTAGATCGGTTCCTTGTGTGCCTCCCGAGACAATCAAGACCTTATCTTTCAAGGTATCCAGAGGAACGGTAGCCAAGTTCTTGGTCGTGGAGATCAATCGACGACGTACGGTCGTCATCAGATGTTCAGCCATACGATTCAACACCAGTGTCTTGGTTGTATGAGGCACAATGGAGAAGATGAATGGATCATTGGAAGGGAATGCGTCGTTCGCAATCAGGATACACACCTGTTCAAAGGTGATGTTATCGGTCGCATAGTCGTATCCGTCATTTTGAGGACGAAGCGCAACGACTGGATGGTCTTGTTCGTCCGAATACACATGGACTTCCAAGAGACGTACACCGCGAGCCAGTGCAGACGGAATGTCTTCAAACACAGACCCAGGCACATAGTAATCGCAGAGTCGTTTGCGACTTGTTAACACAGGTTGGACTCCAAGGGACTCATCTTGTAAGAGGTATCCAATGAAGACAAGTAAAAGCACAATCAAGAGCCATTCCATTATTCTTTTGCGGATGATTCTTTCTTGGGCATCGTGAACAACAGATTGCGAAAGAGATTAATCACCTCATCGGGCATGGATTGATTCATGGGTAAGTTCATCAAGCAAGCGTAGTGGAAATACAAGCAATACATTCCACATTCAGAATCCTTGTATTGGTGTCGTGTCTTATTGTAGGTCATCTTCATAGGTTTTGAATGAATGCCAGTGGAATCCCACTGGTCTTTCCATCGTTTCATCAAGAGTTTGATTTCCTTCTCGGGTTGAGAGGCGTAAGAATCGAAATAGGTCACACGAGGAAACTCCAACTCGGGGCGGACATCACAAAACACTGCAACCCAATGTTGACCCGGTCCATCGTGTGGGTCTGTGTTGATGACAATTCCAAACTGCTGCTTTCCTTTGTCGTAGAGGGATTTGAGTTTCATGGAACACAAGGCAGACACCAAACACTTTTGCGTTTCGGACTTCAAGTCAAAGTCAATCGGCACGGTGCCCATGTAATGGTAATCTGCAAAGAGTTCAGTATAGTTACGCTCGACGGCATCAATGTCATCGGACGAGAGCCATTCATATCGGTTCAAGGACCATTCCTTGGGTGCTTTGGGTCTGCGTAAGAGACTAGACACGATGCATTCAGCTCGTCCGGTCTTACACTTTTCACGAAAGCGGTCTTGGAGTGTTCCCCACGTATCCTCTGCAGATTCCTTCGGGATAGGGGCTTCACGTGGATGTTCTTTGTTATAGACTTGGCGTAGTCGTTCAATTTCGTCTTCGTCAAAGACCGACATCCCTTATTCACTTCGGATACTTTATACACTAGTATTAATGGTCTTTCCAGAGACAGTCATTGTATCTGTCACGCTACATGGTTCAATCCATCCCGAAGACGGTGAACCCGTCACCTTTAAAGTTCCAGAGGGCATGCGAATTAAAAAGATAAGTGCAGTGGCTCCAGGAGTGTGTAATGTAACATCGGAGACCCAAATTGCTAAAATAAATAGAAGTATCACTTCAGCGTTTAAGAATCCAGTACAGTATGAGGATGTGGATTCTAAACTTCCGCCCCTCATACAGTCTTTCAAACAGTTAGAAAAGAATGAAGTCATATTCATCCTAAAGGATGATAGCGGTGAAAAAGAGAAAGACTTCGTTCGTCATACGGATATAGGATATACCGTGGTTGACTATTTAGCTGGACAACCGATACTCCAAAAACGGTATTCTCGATCCGTCGGTGAAGGAATTGACGATGCCAATGATTTTAAGATTAATGTTCTCAATGTAGAGGGTCAGCCTGATCTTCATTCATTGCTACTAACCGGTCGATCAGGTGCAACCACCACTCGAGCCTCTGAAATCGAAGAAGGTCAATATATGGTCCGCTTATCCTCATTCGTGAACTTGTTACAGGAAAAGGGTGTAAAGAACATTGTGTTATTTGACTTTTCATGTTCAGACTTCTATCAGGCGACTCCAAGGGAAAGCCGAGCACTGCGTGGGGACGTTATAAAACGCCGTAAGCTGAACGGTGGAAAGAAAACGGAAACTCGTCGTAGAAAGAATAGACGGTATAATGGACACTCTAAAGCCAATACTCACTCGCTACCTAGACGTCAACAAGCAACTCGCAGACGTAAACACCCGAGCCAAAGACCTTCGCGAACATCGACAAACGCTTGAGTTGGATTTAGCCGCTGCGTACAATGAAACTACCTCGTTACCTGCAAAGATTGAACTCAATGCCTCCAAGATGGTGTTTCAAGTGAAAAAGCCAGGGGAATGGAAAAAGGGGTGGTCGCTTTCAAAGAAGCAACTTCAGAACTACTTACTTGAGATTCTTCCCGAACATGGGGAAGATGTAATGAAAGAGATTATGCGTCGTCATGAACGCACGTTGGTTGCAGATGACTATTCGTTTGAATTGAAAGCATTACTTGAGTGAGAGGTAGGTTCGTGTAGGGGGTGCTTTCTGTGCTTCTCGAACTTGTCGGAGCATCTCTTGCAGTTGTTGAAGGTCTTTTTCTAGAGTTTGAAGATTCGTCTCTACCATGAACCCTGTATGGATTCTCGCGATACATGGCGTCATCTCTCGATGCGCACGAACAACACGGGCAGTCAGAGTCACTAAAGCTTTTTCCATTAATTTATGATGTTGATGCAAGATATTTTTAAACTAGAAAACGGACCTTCACAAAGTAAGGTATAGAGTGTAATGGAATCCTATTGCCCTTACAATTCCGCCAATCGCCCATTCACTGAACGTGATATCCACAAACTCCTTCACAAACACGGTTTGCCACACTACAGAGCACAGAATGTGCGAGTGTTTCAGACCGCGATGGTCCACACAACCTATGTCCGGCGAACGGACTATACGACTCCCGACGGAACCCCTGCTCAACTTGCACCCTGTCCGCCTGGAGTGATGCCACTTCAAGACGAATCCTATGAATGCTTGGAGTTCGAAGGCGATTCAGTCTTGGGTGTCTGCGTGGCGACCTACCTTCGTAAGAAGTACCCCGAGAAGAAGCAGGGGTTTCTCACTGATGCCCGTAAGGTCTTGGTGAACAACGAATGTATCGGTCAGTTATCTAGACAAATCGGTCTAGACAAATTCTATGTCATCTCTCGTCACAATGAAGAATCGCCTGCGATTGCAGGGCGTAACAATACCAAGAAACTAGGGGATATCTTTGAAGCCTTTATTGGTGCGTTATGGACCGACTGTGGGAATCGGTTTCATATCGTGTATACCTTTGTAACCTCTGTGATGGAGGCATACCTAGACATTGAAGAAGTGATTCATGAGACGACGAATTACAAAGACTTGTTCCAGAAGCATTGTCAGCGTGAATTGAAGTTGACACCGACCTACGAGATGTTATCCAATGACCCAAAGAAGAATGAGATACGCGTTGCAGTCTGTGATGCGGCGGGAAAGCACCTAGCCTACGGACACGGAAGTACACGCAAAAAAGCTGAACAGTTAGCGGCTAAACAAGCCCTTGAAGCCATTTCTGGGTAGTTAATCGTCCCTTGCGATAACGTTTCATGGTACGTCCTCGTGTCTGTAAGACCGACTTGGTGCAAATCGCAATCGCTGCAGATTCCTTGTTAGAACCCTTACGAGCCTTGACCGTTTTTCGCACGCTCTTCACACACTTATCAAACTTGGACGAAACGCGAGTTTTCATTACTTATGGTCGAGGAGAAAGTTTCGCCAACTCTGCAATTTGTCGGACTTTGTTACGCAACTTGTCCACTTCGTCATCACAGACTGCAAGGTCTTTACGAAGTTTAACAACTTCTTGGTTTGAAGCGGACTCACTCACGTACATGGATTTGGGGATTGGCGCAGGAGGTGGAACCGCTTTCCGAGTCTTTTTGGGTTTCGAATTCACCTTCCGAGTCTTTCTGACTTTGACTGGAACCACAGCGGGTGGAACCACAGGTGGAACCACAGGTGCAACCATGGGTGAAATCGCAGGAGGTGGGGGTGCAACCACAGGTGGAACCACAGGAGGTGGAACCACTTTTGCCTTCCGAGTCTTCTTCGGTTTCGAATTCACCTTTCGGGTCTTTTTGACTTTGATCGATGGAGTAGGAGCATAGATCGCAGCAGGTGGAATCACAGCAGTCGATACGAACGCAAGAGGAATGATTTTACGCAGGTTGCTCGAAAACTCTGCATCACGGTGTGCTACAATACGAACAAACGCAGCCAAAAATTTATTGACCGCATCCTTGGTGATAAGACTTTCGTATTCGGAGGTTCCTATCAATGCCAAGGTATCCCATGATCGAGTCAGGACCATCTGTAGTTTATTTCTTCCAGCTTTCGTAGTTCGATTCACAACTCCTTGGAAGTATCCGCTATTGTCGAGAATGGGTACAATGTAGCGATATTCAGCTCGATTCTTCAGGGCACTTGTGCGTTTGGCCCACTCTAAATAGTCTTTGAGAACTTTCTCGTTACGGCTGTCGAAGGAACGTCCCCAATCGTGGGCGACCAACTTATTGTTCATCAGCGCAATGTTTGCGCCATGTAAGTCAGTGTGCATGAGTCCATACTCATTCAGATAACTCATCGCAGTTGCGAGCAACATCATGTAGGTTGGAAACTTCACTTTGAAGTCAGGAGTGACCTGAAGTCGCCAAAAATCCTTTCCCTGTTTAGGCGTGATCAAATTCACAAGTTTTCCATTCGCAAGGTCTTTGACTTTACAGGATTGTTGTTCGTCTTCAGGCTTGAATTTAGGCGTACACGAATCCGTAGCAAAGTTCACATAGTCTCGAATGGATGGAAAGACCGGTTCGACGTCTTGTATCACTTTTTGAAGAAATGCTTGCTTCTCGCGTTCACCCGAACTTACCGACACAATGCGTGAGACTTTGTTTTCGACGTCCATTCCTGGATTCGGAGGGTCACAACTCACCGGAGGGTCGTAGACACACGTATCTGCACCATTGGCAAGAAACTTGCCACCATACATTGTCTTTATGGAAGAGTTTGTTGCGCGGACGCTGAAGTAGAATTTATCCTCCGAGAATATAAACATAATGGGTGGCGGTCTTCTTCAACTCGTTGCGTATGGTGCACAAGATGCGTATATCACTGGAAATCCTCACATTACCTTCTGGAAGGTGTTGTTCAAGCGTCACACCAACTTTGCCGTGGAGGCGTTCCGCGTCAACTTCACAGGTATGCCCACCTACGGACAACGCGTTGTAGCGGTTGTCAATCGTAATGCAGACTTGATCTGGAAAACCTATGTCGAGGTCACACTACCTGCAACGGATACGCTTTCAGCCGTAACTTGGTCAGGAGGTGTACAACGCCGTCTCGGATATGCCTTGCTCAAGCAGATTGAGGTTGAGATTGGTGGACAAATCATTGATCGTCACTATGGCGAGTGGCTCTACTTATGGGAGACCTTGACTGCCAACTTTGACACCGCCGTCAAGCTGGACAACATGGTTGGAGGACAGTATGGTGCTGGTGATATAGATACTTCAACCACAGACTGCCAGGGTCGCCCCGATGTACTGTATGTGCCTCTCCAGTTCTGGTTCAACCGTAATCCAGGTCTTGCACTTCCATTGATTGCTCTTCAATACCATGAAGTCCGATTCAATATCACACTCGAGGATAGCATCAACCTCGTAGAGGGTGCAACCACCGGTGCTGCTTCCTTGGCTGCCGCCGCATCTGCACTTCCTCCACTCAAGGACATGGCACTTTACATTGATTATGTGTATTTGGATGTCGAGGAGCGCAGACGATTTGCCCAGGCAAGCCATGAGTATTTGATTGAGCAACTTCAATACTCCGGTCAGCAAACCATTACAACAGGTTCTGGACGCATTGACTTGACCTTGAATCACCCAGTCAAGGAGCTCATCTGGGTCTTCCAAGATGCACGTAGAACGGATTGCTCACTTCCATCCGGTGGTAAGTATACACAACCCTTCACCTATAATGATATTGTTGACCGCGCTCGTATCCAACTCAACGGACAGGACCGATTTGATGAGCGATATGGCGACTACTTCTGGAAGGTTCAACCCTACCAACACCACACAGGCGGTGCATTCAACCGAGTGGTCGGTGCCACCAATACGATACCCATAGCCGCTCCTAACCCAATCAACATGTATTCCTTTGCCATCAGCCCCGAGGAGCACCAGCCATCGGGTACTTGCAACTTCTCTCGCATTGACACAGCTACTTTGGTCTACGATAGCAAGTCTGGCGCTGCAGGTACATTCCCCAGCAAGACTTACCCGTACAACTTCCGCATGTATGCCGTCAACTACAACATCTTCCGTATCATGAGCGGTATGGGTGGACTGGCTTACAGCAATTAAATGTCATACTAGTATATGACATATTGGGGATACCATCTAATTTTGAACGGACGCAACTGCATTCCTGCCTCGATTCGCTCTGCACAACACATTGGCGTATTTACCTCTACACTGGTCAACCAAATTGATATGGTTCCTTACGGAAAACCCGAGATTGTCATGTTCGGAACCGGTAACAAGAAGGGATTTACATTGGTTCAGTTGATTGAGACCTCCAACATTTGTGCTCACTTTGTAGAAGAAACGGATGACATCTATCTCGATGTCTTTTCATGCAAGCCCTTCGATGAAAAAGTAGTCAAAAAGGTCGTGGATAACTTCTTCTCACCCGCTACAATGGATACTAAACTCATTCTTCGTGACGCATCGACTCGCATGCAATAAATCACACCTTTACATAAATGGGTATTCCACGCGTGTATTGGTATGTACTCTTAATCGTATTATTGGAAACACTCGCCATGAGCTGTTTCAAGCGTAGTATCGACAACTCGGCCTTCTTTGCAGTCGGCGTGTTGTTTTATACAGCCGTAGGGTACCTCCTACGATTCACAATGAATAATACGGGTATGGCGATGACCAACGCATTGTGGTCCGGATTGTCTGTGATGGCCACAACCACCGTCGGTATCTTGTTGTTCAAGGAAGTCGTACACTTCCACGACTTCATTGCGATTGCACTCATTGTGAGCGGCGTGATGATTTTGAAAGTAACCGAGTAAGGTCTGTCGGTGTCACTGCAGTATT